TGGACACGCCCTTGGCGATAAACCCGTCGGGCACCGGCCGCGTGAAGTCGAACTCAGGCGCGTAGCCCATCTTCGCGGCCTTGCGCTTGACGTTGAGGTACGTCTCAGACGCGCTACCGGCGCTCATACCCAGAGCGGCATCGGCCAGTTTTGCGCTACCGTTGGCGACTATGGCATCAAGCACTTCCCGCTGACGCGGCGTGCAATAGGGATACAACCCCTCGTCTACCGTTACAGGTTTTCTCATTAGGAGCCTTTCTGGCTGTGCCGCTCACTTTACGTTTACGGCATCTTCCCACGCTTTGACTGTCAAGCGATGCTTGCTACTACAATCTGTATATTTCGCAATGATGTCAGCCTCCCAGAGCGCGCGCTCAGGGTCAATAAGTACGAGTGGGGGGTCCTGAAGCGTCGGGCACTTCGCCGCTAGGTTTGCCGGAGGCAGCGGCATTGGCGTCACTGACACCGCCTTCGAGCACCCTGCGCAGAGCATCAGAACCAGCGCAATCAACAGGAACGGCAGGAGCCGTCTTGTATATCTCACGAATGGTGTTGGTGCGTTCGGTTGCCACCACATTGGCTTGATCTCGTTCAACTTCATAGGTTTGCGAAACATTGTCTACTACCTCTTGTTTTTTGACGCGCAGCTTCTCAGCCTTCTCCAGCGCCTTTGCGAAAGCTGCATCGCACTGCCAGTCACGGACTTTGTAACCTGAAGCAGCGCCGATAATCAGAGCGCCTGCAAAGGCATACAGCATCATTGGGTTGGGCATTAAAGCCATTGCTTGTACTTCCTTGTCTTTGCCTTGCGGTCGTCGAGGCCATGCGTGCCGCCGTTAATGCGCTTTGTCAGCGCAAGGATAGCGCCTTCGCCTGTGCCTTGGTCGCAGATGCGCCACAGCTTGTTGCGGTCGAAGAACCACAGCGCACTCTCGAAGCAGAGTTCACCCGACACAAGGTCGGGGTCGTGCATTACTTCGGGTCGGTTGATGTAGTCGGCGAAAGCTTGGTAATTTGCCTTGCCAGTAAGTTGGAGAGCGCCACGTCCACGGAACTTCCAGCCATCCCCAGACGCTTCATTGCCATTGCCCATACGGTTTGCGTATACCCGATTAGCAATCTTTTTTGGCTGACGTTCATACGCTTTAGCCATTGCTTCAGTCGGGAAATACTTTCTAAAGACGCTGCGTAAACCTTTCGCGCCATAGTTAAGGTTCTCGCTAAAAGCCTTGAAGCCGCCGCTTTCGTGCGCTGTTTGAGCAAAGAAATGCGCTGCACGATTATGCGATAGTTTATAGAACGCCGCAGCCTTCTTAAATGTTCCCGGACCGAACGCGCCATCTGCCGTTACTCCTATTTTCTGTTGAAGGGTTACAAGGCTCATTTATCGTCCTTCCTATTATTCCATAGCTCAAAGAGCGTCTTGATCTTTTCCTCAACCACGGCGAGACGAACATCCATCTTGGCGAGGATGATGGTCAGCGTAATGAACGCAAGAACGATAGGCCAAAGCTGGCCAATCAGTTCAACGGTGGAGAGATTGCCCGCCATTACGCTGCTGGGTTGCGCCAGTCAGGAAAGTCGTCTGCGTCAACCACGCCGTCGCCATTGGCGTCATAGCGCAAGTCGTTGCGGTACTTCTCCCAAGGCTCCATGTCGTCGTCTTCGTCATCTTCAATGTCGTCTTTAGGGAAGATCGTCCCAGCAGGGCGGACCAACGGCACGGGATTATATTCACCGACTTCCAATTCTGGTGTAAGCTCAAGGGGCGCTTCTGGTTCAGCACCCTTGTCACGCACATTGGCGTTGAGGCTCAGGCCGCCGAGAAGCCCGACAAGCGCGCCAATGATCGTCTGGAATGCTGGGTTGACCGTCTCAAGGATGGCCGAGCTGTTCACAACGTCGTTCGACACAAACAGGCCGACGGCAAGCGCCAGCACAACGACGAGGATAACTGCCGACAGCGTGACGATGGCCACGCGGATGACAAACTCAACAGTGTCGTTTACGCCGTCCTGCCTGCTTTCAAAATTATTCAGGAAGTTCATTACATTCTCCTTCTGTCTTCTTGGGCTTGATCGAGCCGCTGCCCTGCCCAGCCATTAGTCCTGCCAATGCCCCGACGATGAACGTCGCAATAGGGTTAATCAGCTTAAAAAACTCAGCGTCATTCGGGGACTGCCCCTCCATCGGCTGCGATACAAACACCAGCGAGTATAATACTGTAGCTACAATAAATGTCAGCGTCAGCGACAGTACGATGCCGACAATGAACCGCAGCAGTTCCTCTGGTGACCATTCGCTAGTCGGCTTCATCTTCTTCACCCGTATTTATCAGCCACTCGGTGCAGTAGCCCATAGCAATACACTTAGGTTTCTTGCAGATTTCTTCCTGCCAGTTCGCAGGGTCTTGACAGTCGTACCGATAGCGGTCTTGGCAGCCCATGAGGGCCAAAGCCGCGAGGGGTAGCAAAAGTTTCATTACCGATCCGCCTTGTTATCCAATTTATCTTCTATACGACGTAGGTGCATCATTACCTCGTCGAACTTCTTGTCGATGGCATTGAACCTCTCTTCACCAAAGCCAAGGCGCGCCTCCATGAGGGTGAGCCTATTGTTGAGATTGACCCAGACCGTCATAAGGCCGCCGAGGAAGGCCAGCACGGTGACAATGGTGTTGATGTCGAAGTCCATTATTTCAGGTTCCGCAGCTTGTATATGGTGGTCAGATACACTTCGGTGACACCGTCGATCAGGTTGGCCACTGCGCGGTTGCCCTTGCAGATGTCCTCGTGATGCTCCTCGATCCACTCCGCGTCGGCCTCTAGGAGCTTCAGCACGTCACGCTCAGTCACGCTGGGGGCTGGTATGTTGCCGATGAGGCTGAACGCGCCTTGGTAGGCTTCCACGAGCTTGTCGATGGCGTCGATGACGCCGTCGTAGAACTCACCCAGTGACATGTGCTTTGCGAAGCTGCCTTCGCCCTTCGCACGCCAGTGCTCGAAGTGGGCTACGTTGCGTGCGTAGAATACGCGGCTGATAAGTTGTTCAATCATTGGGTTTCCTTCTCCGGCTTTTTGGGCTTCACCCCTCACAGTGGACAAATCACTGCTGTATCCGTGTCTTGGTAAAACTCCATACGCCCTTTGCACGCAATATTCCAGTCAAAACCATCGGCTTCAGACCAGCTCGGAACAAGGATGCGGACGTGACGCGCCAAGTGTTCTTTGTCATCCTCAAAGACGCGCCAGACATGCTCGGACGAACCGCGCCCTTGCTGCCCTGCGGACTTGTTAAAGCGGATGCGGAATTTGCTCATTCTGGGGGTGTTGGCAGTTCAAAGCCAAGGGGGAAGTGTTTCGTCTGGTGAATGCGGCGAAGCTCGCGGCGATGTTCAACCCAAGCTGCACGGCTACCGGCTGTAATAGGTTCATCAGGAAGCATACGCCAATCACTCTCACGCAGCCTATCCCAAGCCTCTTGACGGATTAAATCTTCACGCGAAGCAGGCTCTGGGGGTGGAGGCTCATCACCTATATGGAACCATCCAGTTCCCTCGTGCTCTGGCCCGATCCACGAAAGGTCGCCTAGCTTATCCTCAAGGTTGGCAAGACCGAATACTGGCCCCCAGTTTTCAGGAAGCGTCTGCGGCTCCGTCAACGGCTCCATCGTCTGAAGATTTTTCAACTGCCACAGCTTCGCCATTAGAAGTTCCTGTAAAGTTTAGACCGGGCTGCTGCTCTGGAGGCGGCAAGTTGGCACCGACTTGGTTATGTGGGGCCATGTCATTTGCGTAAGGAGGCCAGCCAACGCCGGGAAGAGGCTGCACTCCTCGATAATGTGCTAGTTCAGCTTCAGTAAGTTTCCAGTCGCGCCACGAAGCAAAGTCCTTGCGTGGTACCAACTGCATATGGCACCCAACATTTGCGGAAAGCTGGTGGATAAGTTCTATAACCTCTACCGGCTGCATGATAGCATAGGTAAAAGTCCCATCCGCCCGTCGCATAGTCAGTTCAGTTACGCCGCCAAACGCGGTGCCGACAGTAACTGAACGTGCGCGATCACGCCCTTCGATGTCAGCTTGTTCCTGTAGAGATTTACGCTTCATTGTGGGTTCCACGAGATATTAACAAAACCTCCGGGGCCAACTGTTACAGGGTACGGCGTTCCGCCAGTAACGGGTACGGAAGGGGAGCTTGCATTACTGCCTGAGTTTCCGGGGTTTCCAGATGTCGCTGAGTTTGGCAAGCCACCTCTGCCTCCCCCGCCTCCTCCTCCCGCAGCACGGGAACATGGGAAATACGCGCAGTTGCACCCGCAATAAGCACACCCTGTCACGGCAAAGCCGCCAGCACCGCCGCCGCCTGCGCCAAAAACATTGGCTGGGTTGCCCCCGCCGCCACCGGCATAAGCACCGTTGCCGCCCCCACATGTACCGCCAGCACCACCAATACCTCCCGCCGCCGGAGAACCATTGCCGTTTATCCCCGCACCGCCACCTCCTCCGCCGCCCGACTGAGTGTTTGGATATATTGAATAGGACGTTGCACCAGACCCGCCTCCGGCGCTACCGGCACTACCACCGGGGCTATAAGCAGAGGTATTTCCATAGATAAGGCAAGTGTTCTGCCCCGCATTTCCAGCTTGACCCGGTACCCCAGCCGAACCGCCAGAACCGGCAGAACCCCCCGGCGCAGTGACCCCAAGTGCAACTGATGAAGTACCCGGATTGCCAGAGGCACCCGGATTGCCAGAGGTACCCGGTGCTGGCCCTGCTGGCCCCGGCGTGCTTCCACCGCTAGCATATATCGTGCTACCTCCTATGCCGCCACTCCCCCTATTAGAAGGGTTGGTCGGAGCCCCAGCATTACCGGGGTTACCGGCGTTGCCGCTTCCACCCCGAAGGCTAACAGATACTAGCGAGATACCTGAAGGTGCGGGCCATGTGCCAGACGCATTAAAAGTCTGCGAGCCACCCGGTGCAAGTGAAATGCCGCCAAACAGAGTTACTTTTGTGGTACCAGTAGCCATAACAACCTCACTCGTAATAGAACCAACCGGTTACGATATACTTGCTCTGGTCACCCAGAACCGTGTTACCCCGGTGGGTATGGGTAAATGCCGCAGGCCATAATAGCATAGTGTTTGCTTCAGGTCTAATACGCTTGCGTTGATACAAAAACTCTGTCTCGCCGCCTTCACCCTCGCCAAGCGAGTTTAGGTAGAGCGAATATACAAGAACTCGGTCCGCGTGATCGCCATTGCCCTGTTCGCCATGCCAAACGTGGTAGCCGCCGCCCGGATCGGTACGCTGCATCTTCATGGCCGTGCCGTGAATGCGCCCGTTCTTGAGAGTAGAAAACTGAGTGGTGTAACCGTCGTAACACGCCTGCAAGCCTTTGAAGAACATGTCGGTTGCCGATTTATCTTCAAAAGGTGCAACGGTATGAACGCCCATGTTCAACCCAAGCTGCAAATCATCTTTGGCGTGGCGCGCAGCCCCCTCGCCGTTTTGCCTGTTAGTTCCAGCGCCACTCTGCGTCAGACGCTCGAACTCCGCAATCAAGTGCTCGCAATACCCGTCAGGGTACACACCATGGTACAGCTTAATAAAGTCTTCGTGGTTATCGCTCATCGAAAGGGTGGCCCTGAAATCCATGCCACGAGAGACTGACGTGTCCCTTGCGTGACGGGTGTAACTTGGTGAAGAGTATAAGCGGGGAACGCAGTGACCAAGCCCCGCTGTTTGCGAACGTTCTGCGGCTCGCCGCTTGTCATTACTTGGAGGTTGCCCCCCTCGTATTGCGATGGGTCGGTTAATTGAAGCACGAGGCTCAACTTGCGGCTAGGCGTATTGTTTCCGCTGTAGTCTTGGTGCCAGCCATACATGCCGTGCTCGGACTGGTTGTAGTTAGTTAGCTGCATAGCCTCACCAAAACCCGTTAGGTCAAGGCGGTAGTATTCCGCGTTTAGTGAGGACGCGGCGTGCGCCAGCTTCTCAAACACCCATGCCGTCTCTGGTGTCTTATTCAGCCACGAAACTTGCGACCGGCGAATGTTGTTAAGCTCGATGTCGCCGCCCACTTGCGCTCGCTGATCAGCGTTCTTGGCCTGCTGCTGCAACCAGTCAAGCTCTTGCTCTGTAAACGCGCCCTCCCACCAGACAAACGGTTCGGTTGGCATGGCGTAAGGCGTTAGCAGGTGCTGCATGGACGGTCCTTATGCGAAATGATAAAATGAATGCAGTGTGTTGGCCTATCGGCGCTGCCACCCACAAGCTGATGTTGCATCCATGAGTTTGCAAAGAGAACAGAACCAGACTGCATGTTATTAAAATTAATTATGCCGGTCGCGTTTTCAACCTGATCACTTGGCGCGTGATCTAGTTCGACCATCGCTTTGTTTGTGCGCGTATCGTGATAAATTGGGTAAGCGCCGTTTTCAGGGGCATCCAAAAAGAACCAGCCCGCAATCTGACTATTCTTGTGGACGTGTACGTTAGTCCCCGCCCCCTTCTTTACCTCCTGCGCCCAGAGGCCGGAAATATGAAAGTCGTAGCGTTCAACGGCGTATCCTTGTCCGCGCAAGATTTCTACGGCTGAGACTAGCAAATAGTCAGACAGCTCACGGAGCGCAGGCTCGTGAGCGAGAAATGCCGACTGGCACATAAACGATGTCTGATCGCGCACTCGGTCCAAATGCTCTAAGCATGTAGGGAGGGTACGCTCTATGAGATCAGGTCGCTCGTCCCTGTACACAATGGCGGGGAAATAGGCAAAGCCCTGCATCACTCGCCAACGTAGTTAATAAGCTCTTGAGCAAATGCGGTGATTTCTGCGGCAGTAATAACAGCTTCTTCAGCGGGCTTATTCCGTGCGTTCTCTACAAGGGTTTCCTTAGCCATCCGCAACAACTCCAGTTTTGCGCGGCGCGCCTCCATGTCCCTCTCGTGCTCACGCCGAGCGTTTTCATTTTCCTGCTGCGCAGCCATCTGCGCCTGTATTTCTTCTGCTAAAGCCATTGGGTGCTCCTTCCGCTTAGGCTATCATATTCTTCATCGAGATATTGCCATAATATGTCGTGCCGTTATCTGGCGTAAAGAACACCCAAATGTCAACAGCATTCGCAGTGGTTGTACGCGACAACGTGGCTGCACCACCCGGAAACTTAAATGATCCACCAGCCCATGCGACCGTTCTGCTCGCCGTCGCGTCGTTCGTCAGGATTAGAGTGAAAGATGACCCGCGACTAGAATTAGCGTTAGGGCTTGCCAACGTAAACGTGCAGTTGCCAGTGAGCGTAGCGGTAAAGACGTTACCCTGATTAAGATTGATTGTCTTGGATGTGCCTGAGTTACCAAGCGCAACAACTTCATCTGAGTAGGTGGCTTCAAGGTAGCCAGCGCTAGTGAGCCTAGCAACTTCTGCACCGCTGGTGCTAAACGCGAGTGTGTCAGCCGCTGGAGACCACATGCCGGTATTAAGATCGCCCGTGAACGTATAAGATGGAGTAGCAACCAAGCCGAGGGCGTTGGCAACGCTTGTGGCACTGGCTGCGCCTAAAGTAGGCGTAACAAGGGTCGGGCTGGTCGATAGCACGACAGCAGTAGTTCCGGTCGAAGCGGTGACGCCTGTACCGCCGTTAGCCACAGCAAGCGTGCCCGCCAGCGTGATAGTTCCACTACCGGTAATTGGGCCGCCCGACGTAGTAAGACCGGTCGTTCCGCCGCTGACATCGACCGAAGTGACAGAGCCAGCCGATCCGCTGTTAGACGCAAGCAGTTTGACAGTACCAGCCGCATTCTTGAAATACAGCTTTTCGTCAGTCAGGTTAATGCCGAGCTCACCCGCAGCAAGGTTGCCAGAGGTTGGAACAGCAGCAGCCGTGCTTGTTCTGTAAAGTTGGATTGGCGTGTAATTCGATTGCGCCATTAGAAAGTACCTCCGTCGATGCCGCCCCAAGACGGTGTAGATGCGCCATTAGATAACAGAACTTGACCAGTAGTTCCAGCAGAAGTGAATGCGTATGCCGTTCCTGTGCCATATGCAACAGCTCCGGCGGTGGGAGTGGCCGTTGCGTTCGTACCGCCATTGGCCACGGGAAGCGTGCCCGACGTGATCTGGGAGGCCGCGATGGCGATAGATGTATTGGTAACGCTTGTCGCCTGACCCTGCGCGTTGACCGCGATGACAGGCACAGATGATGCGCTGCCGTAGGTCGCTGCGCTTACGCCTGTATTCGTGATGCTGAAGACCGTACCACCCAGCGTCAGGCCAGTGCCAGCCGAGTATGTGATCGGAGCGCCGAATTGTACAAAGACTAGCGCCGTTGTGCCGACAGTAATTGGCAGCGGCGTCTGCTGCACAAAGGATGTGTTGGCCAACGTCGTTCCCGAAGTGACAAGGAAGAAGTCGCCTTGGTCAATTTGGTTAACACCGCTGCCTGCGGTGTTATAATCTGTTGCACGCGTAAGGATGTACACCGCCACGCCGCTGCCAACCTGCGTGACAGTATAGACGCCGTTGTACGCCTCCGCTGCGCTGATCTCGTTCTTGATCAAAACGCGATTGCCCACAACCGCAGCCACGCCGTCGATGCTCAACGCGCCGTTGGCAACGCCAGTTATCGTTGCGCCAACGCCAGAAGCGCCGTTGTTGTAAACATACGCAGGTAGCGTAGTTGTTGTCGCCAAGCGCACGGCTTGGTGGAAGTTGATGCCCGACGCAATGGTGTCGGCGTATGTCTTGTTGACAATGTCCGTGCCGCTGGTCGGCGCTGTGATAATAGTGCCTGTAGTAAGCGCAATCGACGTAATGTCGGTGTTGGCACCTGACGCCGCCGCACTAAGGTTTGTGCGCGCATTAGGGGCTGTCGTTGCGCCAGTGCCGCCATTGACCACAGCAACAACGCCAGTGACGTTTGAGGCCGTGCCGGTTGTATTCTGGTTCAGCGTCGGGATGTCTGCCGCGACGATAGCGCGGAACGTCGGCACGCCTGCCGAGCCGTTCGGTGCCGCGAGGACCGTGTTGGCCGTCTGCGACGCGAAGTCGGACGGCGTTACGGCCAACGTGCCGCCAAGTGTCAGCGAGCCTGCGGACGTCACTGTACCAGTGAGCGTGATGCCACTGACCGTACCGGTGCCGCTGACGGAAGTGACTGTGCCAACAAACGCATCTGTTGCGTTAATCGTAATTGCGCCAGTGCCATTCGTGATGGTGACATTTGTACCCGCCGTCAGCGTAGCCTTGGTCAGTGTATTGCCAGTCGTGTTTCCAATAAGCAGTTGCCCATTGGTGTACGTTGTTTGACCTGTGCCCCCACTGGCCACAGCAAGTGTACCGCCGATTGTGATTGTACCGGCCGCCGTGATTGGTCCACCACTTGTGGTTAAACCCGTTGTCCCGCCACTGACATCAACGCTTGAGACCGTGCCTGTGCCCGTGATCGTCAGCCAAGACGGCGCGGCAGTGCCGTTCGACATGAGCACCTGCCCCGCCGAGCCAAGTGAGCTGAGTGCAAACTTCGTACCCGTTGAGTATACGACGGCACCAGCGACGGGAGAGAGAGCATCGCCAGTGCCGCCGCGACCCAAGGGGAGCGCGCCTTGGGTTTGGTTTGTGTCCGACAGGTCCAAGGCTGGGTGGATATGGTCGCCGCGAGACAAGGTGTTGGCGACGCCCGCAGAGGCACTGCCGAGCGCCAATGGCGTCGTTGCAGAGAAGTCGGCCGTGAGTGTGATGTCACTGGCAAGCGAGCCGCCGCCTGTAAGGCCGTTGCCTGCCGTGATCGTGCGCGTCGTGGGCACGAAACCGGTGACGCTCAGTGCGGCCGTAGTGACGGTCGTGACGCGGCCTGTGGCGTCGACGGTGAGGACCGGCACGGCAGAGCCTGATCCGTATGTGCCCGCCGTGACGCCCGTAAGGGAGAGCTCGGTGACACCGACGCCGCCAGCCGCAATCGAGATGACGCGGTCGGCCGAAAGATCGCCGCCGCCTGTAAGACCTGTACCCGACGCAATGACGCGCGTGGATGGCACCGCGCCGACGGCTGCGATGTTTGCAAACTGAACCTTGTACGTAACTCCGCTAAGGACATACGGCAGGTAGCCAAGTGTGCTCGCCCCAGTATACTCTGGCAGGCCCGTAATCGGCGTTGGAATTAAATTGGTAGGAACTGACATTGGCTATGAGCCCCCGTAAGTTAAAAAGTCATCAAAGTCCTCGGTGACAAGGAATTGATTGCCGCTCTCCGTAATAACGCCGCTGGGGTTTGTCGGTATAGGCGTATCTGGGCGGGTGAACTTTAACACAATATTTTCTGTCTGGCGAGCGGGAAGACGATACGGATCAAACTCGTCTCGATCTGCGTCACAGACCATCAAACCCGGTGCGTTGGGGTCTGAATACAAATCATCAAGCGAGAACTTGCGGCTGCACCGACCGCAAATGCCGATGCCCAGTGTGGTCCTCCCGCGAGTGTTGAGATATACAGGCATGGCCCTACATCACCTCGTGTACATTGCGATGTTTGGCAGGATTATCATCGGGCTATTGTCCCGCTCTTCCTGCTGCGCAAAATAGAGGCTCTCCTTGGCCTTCGCGTCGAGCACTGATATCATGCTTGGGTCGACTTCGATATACTCCAACGCCAGACGCGCGGCGAGCATGGCCACAATGGCCTCGTACCAACGCTGCGGTACTTCAATTTCCTGCGTCATGCTGCCTACGTCCATGATGTAGCGCTGACGCCACACGACGATCTGGTACACTTCGGCCTCTTCGTTTGGCACCGGCCACATGTGCATCACGGGCTGCTGGACCTGACGGTCGAACCAGAATTGCAGAGGACGGTTCGACTGGAACGTCTTATTCGGCAAGCTCGTGTAGTCGTCGCGGTTGAGGCGCGACAGAGGGATCTCGGTTGGCGTGTTGGCTAAATAGATTTGGCTGAAGCTCAACGTGCCAGTGGTGGCTCGCACGCGGAAGTATAGCTTCGCAACGCTGCTTTCAAGGTCGAACCACGTCCACTGCCCGGACGTTGCTGACGGCGTTTCGGTCTGGACGGTAGTCCACGTTACGCCATCGTCGCTGCGCTCAAGGGCGATAGGCACAGCGGCGGCGGTCCACTTAACGCCGACGGTGGTCACGAAGGTAGCTGTGGTGAAGGTAACTGTGCGCGTTGTTGACGTGTCGGTGTTGGTGCCAGTCACCTGCTGCAGTGTGCGCAGGTTGCTGTTCAGGACGTCGAGCGTGCCTGTATCGAGAGTGAGGTCGCCCACGCCCTCGTACAGAGGGTAAATCTGCTTCTCAATGCACCAGAGCTGGATGCCGCGATTGGACAGGTCTGAAAGCAGCATGAAAAGCTGGTCATTTGCAATGTCGATGTGTTCGGCGCTGATCTGTTGCGCCGTCAGTTTACAGCGTCGCGCCGCGTTGTCGATGACGCGTCGCGTATCAAAAACTGTCTGCGATACTGTGTTTGAATATGC